GCAGAACGGGTGGAATCGGTACTGGGGACGCGTCGATGACCAGGTGATCTACTTCTATTGGAGCCCGGAGCGGCGTCACCACGGTCTTTCGGCCTTCCCGGGCACCGACAAGGGCGGTCGTCGCGTCGCCGTGCAGGAAACCCCGTGGGGTCCGGGCCACGTCGTGCCCTCGAACTGGTCCAACACCTGATAGAAAGAGGGCCAGGAGCGAGGCGAACCCCGTTCCTGGCCCTAACCGGCCTGTCAGTCTAGGTCAGTCGGCCTTCGCGAGCTGAAGGTAGAGGCGCATCGGGGCCGAGTTGGCCGGGTCCGCCTTGAGCACCGTGACGGTCAGGCTCTCGGTGTCCGCCGCGAGCGGGTTGATGGTCTCAGCCAGGGGGTTGTGCGTCAACACAACGCGCGGGGTGTTGAGCACGTTCAGCGCAGCCGCAGTCGGCGCGATGACCGTCGCACCCGCGATAGGGGCCGACTTGCCGATGGTGACGGTGACGTTGCTCGCCGTACCCGCCAGGGGGACGATGCGCGTGTCGGGGAGAACGCGCATCTTGTAGGGCAGCTTGATCGTGAAGACGGTGCTCGCCACGCCACCGTTGTTGGGGATGTCAAACACGACGCTGACGTACGCCGAGGCGTTCGCCGTGTCGAGCGTGGGGGAGACACCGACCACGAGCGGCTGCACCGCCTGGCCAGTGAAGTGCTCCGGGATGACTTCCCCGTAGCGGATGAACTTACGAACGATGTATCCATACGCAGCCATGCCTACCTCCTATCTCAGGCCAGGCGAGATTGCCTGGACCTCATGGCGGTGGTAGCATAGCACAGTCCCCGGAGTATCCATGCACCCCATGTCCGTCCTCGTGATCGCCAAGAAGAAGGCCGCCGGCCCGGGCGGTTACTTTGACCCCATGGAGTCTGCGCCGATGATGGCCCAGGGCCCCATGGCCTTCGAGCTCGCCGAGGATGAGCCCACCGACGAGAAGCCCTCGATGGAACCGAAGGTCAAGGGCGGGATGCCCAAGGCCTCGGGCACCTACCAGGAGATCATCGCTTCTCTCAAGGAGGCGGCCCAGAAGCTTGAGGCGATGGGCGCCCCTGCGGACAAGGTCGAGGTTGAGGAAGAGGAAGAGGAAGAGGAAGAGGAAGAGGGCGAGGCCGAGGAGATGGAAGCCAAGGAGCCTGAGGCCAAGCCGGCCCCCAAGGCCAAGCGCCCGGCGCCCACCTTCCTCAAGAAGAAGGTGATGGCGTACTGATGGACCCAACGGTCGCCAAGCGCAACGCCCAGGCCGAAGCGAGGCTCAAGGAGCTCAGGCTGCCGCCGCTGCAGCAGAAGAGCATCGACGCCCTGCAGAAGAACCTGCAGCGTACGGCAGGTCGACGCGCGCTCATCGAGAAGGTGGCGCGCCAGCACGGCGTAGACCCCGACGAGCTCTACATGAAGTTCGTCATCGAGACGCGCGGCTCGGACGACCCGGAGAACCCGGGAGTGTCGCCCAAGGGCGCCAAGGGCCCCTTCCAGATGAAGGACGACATCCGCGCAAAGTTTGAGGACAGGTCCATCAAGGACCCGTTCCTGCGCGAGGCGACCACCGCGGCGAAGTTCTACTCTGACCTCCAGAAGCGGAACAAGTTCGAGAGCCACGCCGCGCGCTCTGCGGCCTACAACTTCGGCGAGGGCAACCTCCGAGAGTGGGCCGGCTCCGCGCCGAAGGAGCTCAACGACGAGACGACCAACTACATCGCGTACAGCAAGTACCTCGAGCCCATCTTCGCCGAGAAGCGGTCGAAGGAACGCACCGCGGGTGCAGCGGCCGCAGTCCCGCCGCCGCCGAAGCTCGAGGAGCTCGGCCCGTTGGAGTACGCCAAGCGCAAGCTCACCGGGACCCTCCGCACGCCAGAGCAGTTCGAGCAGGAGACCGCCGCTCACCACCAGCAGGTCGACGCAGCACGCACGGCCGCCGCCAAGTCCAAGTAGGAGACCCCCATGACGTACCGCAGCGGCTACTACAGCCACCTCGACGCGATGAAGAAGAAGGCCGCCATGGAAGACGCCGAGGAACGCGGCGAGAAGCTGAAGAAGCAGGGCAAAGTCGCCGACGTCTCCGCGCTCATCAAGAAGCCGGTGGTCAAGGTCCAGGTCAAGATCGGGAAGCAGTAGTCCGCTCGCGACGCTCTTGACACGGCGGTAGCCGCTCGGTTACGCCAGTGTCGCTGCGCCTGCGTCGACCTCAATCGCGCGGCAGCGAACCCCGGCCACATGGTGTGCGCCGGGGTTCTGTTTTGCGCGCCAGGTACGAGAAAGCCGGGACGAGTTTCCCCGCCCCGGCCAGCCTCGTCAGAACCAACCCAACAATCATCGAGCCGCACCGCCCGACACCCTTACGGTAACTCGAGGTCAGGCAGGCGTCAAGGCGCTTATCGGCCAGACTTGTAGAAAGCGGACTCGTCAGACTGCGCGGCGCGGCGCATCTGGTCCATGATCTCCTTGTAGGAGCGCGTCTCAGAGGGAGACGTCGAGGCACCGCGGCTGGGGCCCATGCTCATGAGGTCCATGGCTTCCGGGACGGGCTCAGGTTCGGGAAGCGCCGGGGGCCCACCGAACTTCGCACGCACCATGGTCACGGCGTCCTCAGGGTCCACGCCACCGGTGCAGAGCACGCAGAACGTGTAGAAGGCGTCGTCGTTGCTGTAGACGTCGCTCGCCTCTTCCTTGAGCCAGCTCTCGACCTCGTTGACGGCCTCTTCGACCTGTCGCTCCTCAGCCTGCTTCGACTCGTACTCGAAGCGCTCCAGCTTCTGACGGAGTTCGTCGCGCTCGCGCTCAGCCGTGCCGTACTTGCCGGTCCACTCTTCCTGCGCCTTGCGGACAGACTGCTCGTACTCGTTCCGCAGCGTGTCGAGAGCGGAGTCGTGCGCGGCCCTCAGCTTCTCGATCTCGGCCTGCTTCTCGGCCATCGGGTCTGCGTCGCCCGTGAGCCAGCGCTGGATCTTCAGCTCCTGGTCTCGAAGCGCGGACTCGCGGCGCTCCAGGTCGCGGCGACGGCTCGCCGTGTCCTGGAACGCCTTGGTGAAGCCGCGCTCGAAGTTCTTGTACTTGCTCTCCACGCCTCGAACGAGGGTGTTGCGAAGCGGCTCGTCGAGCTTGGAGAAGAACTCAGCCTTGGTGAGCGCTTCCAGCTCGCCGTTCCAGTCGAACACCTGAGGAGGCGCCTCGAGATCGTCGGCAGGGGCGGCCTCGACAGCCTCCGTTTCGGGAGCAGTCTCGGCGCCAGAAGACCCGACGGTCTCCTCAGGCTCCTCAGTTTCGGCGTGGTCGAACATCGTACCTCCTCGGGGTTACATCATGTCGGGGGCCGGAGGAGCGGGCTTCTTCGCCATCTCCTCCTTCATCTTCATGTCTTCGCCGGCGCCGAGGTTCTTCTCGAGCTGCATGCGGAGGTTCATGTCCTTGTCGAGCATCTCGGCAATCTGGGCCGGGCTCTTGTCAGCGAAGCGGGGCATCTTCATGGCCGCGTCGAGGAGGGCCTGGGCCTTCTCCATCGAGATGTCGAGCACCTCGGCCAGGATGGCGGCACCCTCGGGAGCCTTCTCACCCTCGGACTCACCCTCGCCCGTCGAAGCCTGCGCCTCGTCCGGCTTCGGGCTCGTACCGGCACCTTCGCCGCCCTCGCCCATGAGCGCACTGATCTCGTCGACCAGAGGACGGACGTCCTTGTCGACAGAGATCGCCTTGCCCTCGGCCTCAGGCTTCTTCGGCATACCGCCCTGCATCATCTCGGCCATGTGAACCTCCTAACTTGGTTGAACGAAACCGGGAAGGTAGAAGACGAGGCGGCCCGGCCCGCTACTCATCGTTCTCGTCAGACGGCTGTTCATCCTCGAACCCGGGGTACGGGGTCGCGAGCTCGAATGCCACGTCGTTGTTGGTGCCTGCCATCAGGTACTGCTTCTTGCCCAGCCGACGGCGCTCACCAGTCAGTCGGTTCTCGAGCACGATGACGTCCTGCGCCCACAGCTCTCCGACGAGTCGGATCTGCCCGGCGCGCTTCACCGCCATGCGCTTAGCGAGCTCGATGTTCACGCTCATGCGACACCTGGAGCGCCCGGGGTCGCCATCTTCGCCTTCACCGGAGCCATGTTCTGGCGGACACGGCGGGTGTTGACCTCGGAGGTCTTGGCCTTCGTCTCTTCCGACTTCTCCATCAGGAGCTTCTCGTCGACGTTGTTCTTCCGCTTGTTCTCAAAGCTCTTGTGACGGAGCTCGTCGACGCGGGCGCCCTTCTGCGCGGACGTCTCGGACTGCAGCTCGACCCGGTGGTTGGGGAAGCGCTGCTTGATGGTCGCCATCGCCCGGTCGTAGTCTTCCTTGGTCTCGGCCTTCCCGAGCACACCAAGGTCAACTGGCGTGAACGAGCCGTAGCCGTGACCCCGGACCGACGGCGCGGAGCCGTGGCCCCAGTCAATGACGGTGGGGGCCCCGCACTCGGCGCACCCAGGGAGCGCGCCGACGCGTACGAACACGTCGGTGTCGATGGTCTGGCAGGCGGTACAACGGATGTCGTGGATCGGCATGTGGTGGTCTCCGAAGGGTCAGGCGGCTCGAACCGGCGAGGGGCCACCCGCAGCGAGGCTCTCCTCGGCGGGCGCCTGTCCGGCGGCAGTGGTGGTCTCGTTGGCAGGGACGCCGCCCGCAGCGAGCTCCGGGGGCACCCCACCCGGAGCAGCGCCGCCGGGGGCCCCGCCCTGCATCTGCTGCATCATCGCCATCTGCTGCATCATGGCCATCTGCTCCTGCGCCTCGACCTCCTCCTGGGGGATGAGGAGCTTCGAGGGGAGCCCGACGCCAGTGACCATCTCCTCGGACAGCATCCGCTTGTTGACGTTCGGATCCTGGGCGAAGATCGGGTACAGCTTGAGCAGCGTCTCCGACAGGACCGAGGGGTTCTGGCGGATGGGGTTGTAGCTCACCATGGAGAAGTTCACGTCGACGTCGCGGATGACGCCGAGGTCGACTTCGTCCCAGCCCTCATGGCCCGAAACCCGGACCAGCTTGGGCTGCTTCATGTACTTCTGACTGAGGAAGAAGCACTTCTCGGCGACGTCCTCGAGCGCCGTGTTGATGTGGCCCTCGCGCGTGGCGAGACGGGTCCGCATCTGCGCGTCGATGATGGCCATCTCCGTTGCCGTGCGGGCCCCGGCCACCTGACCACGCGCCGCCTCTGCGAGCGCGCTGATGAACGCGGCGTCCGCCTCCTGGCGGGCGATGAAGTTCTCGACGCCCACCGGCACCTGCGGCATGGGCATCTCGTAGAACAGGGCGCTCAGTGCGCGGAGACCCTCGGCGTTCGTCGGGCTGACACCGACGAAGGAACCCGTGGCAGCCTCGACCGCCTTGTTGAGGTCCTCCTCGGTGATGAGCTCGCTGTTGTAGAGGATGCGCGGGATCATCAGGTAGACGATCTGCTTCATGTGCGTGAGCAGGTCGTTCATCGTCTCCTGCTGGTTCAGCACGAGCTGGACCTCGGAGAGACCGAGGCAGTCCACCGCGCTCTGGTTGAGGCTGAACATCGAGTAGGGGATGTATTCGAGCTCGCCCTCGAACACGACGGCGTCGGCCTGCCGGACGTAGTGGATGACCTTGTTGGTCTCCTTGTTGTAATACTCCCACACCGTGACCCACTCAAACGCGTCGCGGAGCTGGCCGACGTCGTTGGCCTTGTGGGTGTCGCTGATCCACTTCGGGTAGCGGTCCGGCTGCACGTCGGCAATCTTCGAGCTCTTGTACTTGCCGGCCTTCACGCGCGCCTGGAACTCGCTCCACGGGATGACCGCGGCCTCGATCCAGTAGCGGATGTCATCGACATCACGCACCGTCTGGTCGAAGAAGATGGAGCCCGGCTCCAGCACCCGGACCATGGGCCGGTCCTCCTTGGAGCTCCAACCCACCTTGAACACGCCACGCTTGCAGAGGACCGCGTCGATGAGCGCGGTGGCTGCACGCCGGCGCATGTTGTTGGTGTCGAACACGTACTCCATCAGCCCGTTCACCAGGGGCAGCGCCTCCTGGCTGCGACGGTTGCGCGGGGTGGCCGCGACCTTCGGGTTGGGCCCGAGCAGCGCGCTGACCGCGGTGTCGGCGATGGCGTAGATCATGTTCTTCGAGCAGAGGAAGCTCGGGATCGCCCCGTCCGCCAGGTTCACATCGTTGCGGCTGGTGTAGAACTCGCCACGGTAGTACCGTCGGGCCTTGTCGAAGTTCTTCTTCTCCGTCCGTTCGTAGTAGCGACGGTGGCGGTCAATCAGGTTGGCGAGGTTCATGTCCACTCCCTGGCAACGGGCTTGAAGGGGCTGCGAGACGAACTGGTCTCACGATTCTTGAAGCGGTCGAGGTCCGCTATGGTAACGCGAGGACCATCCCCGGTCGCCGTATAATCGCGTGTCTGCACAGGCTCGGCCGACGCACCGTCATCCGCAAACCGACGTCGGCTGAGAACGTCGGCCGCCATGACCGCGGTGCGCGCCAAGTCGAAGTGGTGGGTGGTGCCGTCGCTGTTCGCGGCACGACGCCCGCGGTTCCCGTCGTAGTTGATGAGCTGGTGCAGGAGCGGCTTCGACCGGATGGTGAGCTCCTCGTCGCGCAGCATCCGCACCAGACGCGCCTCGCCCTCCTGGACCCGCTTCTCCGTCGCGTACCAGCCGGGGTGGTTGCGGTCCGTCCAGAGGAGGTTCTTCGCCCCCTTGTCCTTCAGCATCGCGATGCACGCCGCGGCGTTGGACTCGACCGCCAGCAGGGCTTGGTTGAAGAAGCGCTGCAGGTTGAGCAGCCGCTCCGAGAACCGGCCCGGGTCTTCGCGACCTTCCCACACCGCAACCTCGCGGCGCTCAGTCGCGTCCCACACCGTGACCGCGCTGTTGTCACCGACCGAGCCGAAGCCCGCCGGGTCCGCGCAGATCAGGTACGCGCGACCCTTCACTGGACGTTCCAGCAAAGCCGCGCCACCCGAGGCCGGCTCCGGTGGGGTCACCGAGTCCAGCAGGCTGCGCTTCAGCACGTCCACAGGCATAACCGGCGCACCAGAGCCGAGCCACCCGTCATACGGGTCAGAAGGGTATTTCGAGGTGAAGAGTCGCTCGTCGTTACCCATCTCCGTCTGGAGCGACAGCCGTCGGAACGCGAGGTTGTAGAGATCCATCCCCGGATGCCGCTTCATGTACTCGAGCTCGGTCTCGGTAGGCTTGAGACCGGCAGGGTCGGAGCGGCAGCTCGGGTCGAGCCACCACTCGAGGAATACGGGGTGGAAGCGACCCTTGCCCTCAAGCGCGTTGTGCCACATCGTCTCGTGGTGGCTGCCCGCGGAGCCCGGCGTCGACTCGAGGATGACGCGGGCGTTGATGCGCTTGTTGACCGCAGGGAAGATGTTGGCTGCAGCCTTGCGCTGCCACTGTGCCTCACCGAACTCGGTGATCAGCAGACGGTCGATGGATCGACCGACGGCAGGAGAGCGGCCGCCGGCGGTGAGCACCTTGATGCCGCCGCCGTGAATGAAGTGGATCTGCGTCGTGCCCGGCTTGCGTCCGACTTCCGTGGGAACCTTCACGTCTTCGGGCAGGTTCTTGTAGGCGAACAGGATGCGCTCGAAGATGTCCTCCGCGGTGTCCTGCCGCTCGGCGATGAGCACACCCTTCACGCCCTCCAGGTACATGCAGTCCCGTAGCAGGAGCATGACCGACGGCGTGGTGATCTTGGCCTGACGGAACTTGTCGCAGAGCACCCAGCGATGATCCGAGCACGCCTGCAGGAACTTCATCTGGATGTTGGTCGGTTCGAGGTAGCCGATGGACTCGTCCTCCCGGACGATCTGGCACATCGAGACGAACGCCCAGGGAGTGCTGAAGAGCGCCTCGACCTTCTTCATGTTCATGCCCGGCACGGCCGCCAACTTGGCGCCACCGGGTAGACCTGGAGGTGCAGCCACGCTATGATGTCCTCGTTCCTATACTAACACGGTATGGGCGCAGAGGGTACCATGCCCGGTGAAGACGTGAAGAACACCACCCTGCCCGATCTCAAGGCGGCGACCGCCAAGAACGCGGCGGCCGCTCCCTTTGCGAAGGACGTCCGTCGGCAGATGATCAAGCAGATGCTGACGGACCGACTGATGAAGCAGGAGGGCTAGATGGCCGAGTCGAAGTCGTTCAAGCCGCCGCCGTCTGTGCGCGCGGCCGCTGTGCGTGGCTTGATGTTGCGCCGGTCACAGTCTTCCTCCAACAAGGCGGGACTGGACACGAAGCAGGCTTCGGCTCAGGGCATCGGCTCGGGCGTCCAGCGCGCGTCGGATCTCAAGTCCGGCGCGGCGCTGAGCGAGTCGACCGTGCGCCGCATGAAGGCCTACTTCGACCGTCACGCGAGCAACTACAAGCTCGACGCGGGCAAGTCGCCGAAGGAAGACAAGGGCTACGTGGCCGGTCTTCTGTGGGGCGGCGACGCCGGTCGCGCGTGGGCGAACAGCGTCGTCAGCAAGCTCGACGCAAGGCGGGCCAACCATGGATCGTCGTGAAGCGCTGAAGAACGTCTACGCCAACCCCGAGCTCCGCAATCGACTGAAGTCGAAGATCAAGGCGAGCGGCAAGGGCGGGAAGCCGGGCCAGTGGTCTGCGCGAAAGGCGCAGATGCTGGCGCAGCAGTACAAGCAGGCCGGCGGGAAGTACCGCGGCGGACCCTCCAAGAGCCAGAAGAGCCTCAAGCGCTGGACGAAGCAGGAGTGGACGACGCCCTCGGGCAAGCCCAGCGTGCAGGGGTCCAAGGCCACTGGCGAGGTCTACGCGCCGAAGAAGGCCATCGAGAAGCTCCGGTCCACACCCGGCGGCATGGCCAAGCTCGCCCGTGCGACCGCGGAGAAGCGCGCGGCATCCCGGGAAGGCAAGCAGTTTGCCCGCCACGGTCTGCACGAGGGAAAAGAACGCTAGACTGCGAACCCTCTCACCCTCATCCCCTAACACGAAAAAAGAAGCGCGCAACCCCTTGCAGCTCAACAGGCAACCGTGGTATGCCTAGCTTGCACCTATCCAGGTGGTCTTCGGGTAGCCGTAAAGGTCCGGGGGCTCCGAGGTAGGCAGGCGCCACAGCACAGGGTCCACCCTACTGACCTCGGCCGGTCAGATTGCTTGCGTCTGCCGGCCAAAACACGGAGTCCACAATGGCGATCTCTACCGAAATCCTCAACACCACGTTCGCGGACCTCCGCGGCCCCCTCGTCAACAGCTTCATCCGCTCGAACGAGCTGCTCGACGCGCTCATGAGCAAGGCTCGCATGCCCTCCGAGGGCGGCAGCCTGATCGAGCGTTCCTTCGCCGGTGGCGCCCCTGCCCGCGGCGTTGGCGTGTTCGTCGGCGACGAGCTCCTCAACATGACGCGCCGTCAGCAGACCAAGCGCTTCCAGGTTGAGCCCCACCGTATCGTGGCGGCGATCAACATCCCGAAGAAGGAGCTCCTCTTCAACAGCGGCAAGCTCGCTGTGATCCGCCTCATCGAGGAGTA